TGGTTGTGGCTGGTCAATATCACACTGCATGGACTTAAAAAAAGAACAACTTAGAATAAAAAGTTTAAAAAAAGAAGTTGTAAAAGAATATATCCATGTAGATGACCCTAAATGTAAACATTGCATTAAATAGCACTTAAGGCTTGACTTTTCAAGTCTTTTTTGATATTATATAATAAAGGAGAAAAAAATGAAAATTTACTATGTTGCACCAACAACTAATAAAGACATGGTGGCTAAAAATTATAGCGGAAAACGATTGTCTCTTTATACAAAAAAACACGAAGCTATTAAGACTTGCGTTTTATTAAATTATCAATGGGAGCTATTCTTTGGAAATGGAGCAAAAGAAGAAAAACCATTCAAAGTTTATTGCGTAGAATCAGAGCCAATGGAGGTAACTAGTGACTAACCTATTGCTTATGGCTACACATTTATGAACTTAATAGACTTAAGGCTTGACTTTTCAAGTCTTTTTTGTTATTATATACTAAAGGAGAAAAAAATGACTAACATATTTGATAAAGTGCAGACAGCTAAGCACTTAAAAGAGCGAGAAGACTTAATAAATTTAAAAGATGACTGGCTTATTGATACTTTAATGCCAAGTTCGCAAGCTGGAATACTTGTAGCACCGTTTAAGTCGTTTAAAAGCTCTCTAGCAATGCACATGGCGTTGATGGTGTCGCAAGGGTTACCTTTTTTTGGTTATGATACAAAGCGTAGTAAGACACTATACATCGACAATGAGGACACAGACAGAGAACTAAACAAAAGGCTCAGAAATAAAGACACTGCGCCAGAAGACTTGCATTTCTTAACAGGTGGCGAGTTTATGCTTGATGATTCACACCACATGAATTTATTGTATGAGTACATCAAAGAAAATGATATCAAGTTCGTTATTTTAGACAACCTTATGACAATGCTAAGAGATGGCGATATTATCTACAGTAAAGACTTTGAACCAATGCTTAGAAGAATTACACGGCTTAAATTACTTTTCCAAGATGTCACTTTCTTGTTAGTAGCTCATGCAAACAAATCAGCTTATGCAAACTCAATGGACGATAAAACCTATATTGTAAAGCCTAGTGACGCCTTAGGTGGTTCTACTCTTACAGCTTGGGCAGAGTTTATGTTAATGCTAAGCCCTAAACGTGGCAAGCATAACGACTTCTCTAAGTTAACAGTAAAAGCGCGTGGTTACCAGTTTGATGATGATTTAAACTTTTCTTACGTTGATTCAGTATTTACTTGTGTCAATAAATCTAAAAAAGAACCAGATAGCGAACTAGTTGAAAAAGTCAAACAGGAAACTCCATTAGAAACGACGAAAGAATCAGCACAGGCTTTCTTAGACTTAGCTAAAGAGCAAGGAAAGGTAATAGAAAATGAGTGATAAAAAATACGTTGTTTACTATCACGAAAAAGTAAATGAATACTTCTATGACTATTATTCAAGGTTTAATATGAATGAACAATATTCAAAACCTGTTTTATATAGTGATGACTTCCAATTAATAGAAAGAGCAAAAAATGAACTCAATGAACGTCTACAAGAACAAAGCTATTAAATTACACGCCGAAGTTTACGGTTGGCTGTATCGTGCGTTAGATGAAATGGTAAAAGCAGAATGGCACAATGACGAGCTTTTCAAAGTATGGCTTGGTCGTGCTGAATTTCTAGTCAGACAGTCTAAGAAATTGCATACAGCTTGCGAAAATGATTATTCTAAACGTGCATTGATTAAAGCATTGCAATTAAAAGCAGAAATAAATAAAAAAATGATATCTAATGCTTGACAATAAAAAATAACTTTGATATAATAGTCTTATAGAAATAAAGGAGAACTAATGATAACATCTTTTAAAGAACTAGCTGAAAGGCGAAGAATTACTTTAAATTATCACAAAAAAAATAGTCAACAGTATATCAACAGTTTAAATTACTTTGAATACACTAGAATGTACTTCGAGAAAAATGGCTTTCCTGAAGATAATAGACGAGTTTATCAAAGCGGTAAGCGAAAAGGCCAAAAGGTTGGCTGGACTGATAAAGAGGAAAAGCAACAGAAGGAAGATATTAGGAAATTTATTTATGAAAAGCAATTACAAAAGTTTAAAAGCAGAAGAAAAAGCTAGTAAACACTATGCTAGAAACGTTAGAAAGCTGTCTAAAGAGCTTGAAGAGATGAACGAAGTAAAGTATAGGGCTGGCCCTAACGAGTGTCTGTATGGCCTAATAAATGACTTGTGGAACTATTGGGACGACGGATATATTTTACCAATGCTTAAGTATAATATTGAAATTACAAGGCAAGGCGATGTATTCACTGTGGAAAGAGGAGAAAATGGAAGCAATTAACATTAAGTTTGACGAAAAACAGCTCGAAGAAGTTGTGAAAAAAATTACTGAAGAACTTAAAAACCAACGTTTGAAAGAAGAGGTTGTCTATAAATGAGCGTATTTGAAACCTTAAGCATCATTAATGTTAATGACAAAAAAAGTAAAAAGAATAATCTTGACTATCTGAGTTGGGCGTTCGCTTGGTCTGAGGTAAAAAAAGTTTATCCTGAAGCAAATAGTAAAGTTTATGAAAATGAGCAAGGTTTAAACTATCATACAGACGGTCGTACAGCATGGGTTAAGGTTGGTATGACTATTGAGGGTTTAGAGCATATCGAATACCTTCCTGTGATGGACTATCGTAATCAATCTATCCCGCTTGAAAAAGTGACTTCAATGGATGTTAACAAAGCCATTCAACGCGGACTAGTTAAGGCAATTGCTCGTCATGGTTTAGGGCTATACATCTACGCAAATGAAGACCTTCCTGACATGACAGAAGAGCAGAAAGAATTGGAAGCTGAAAAGCAACGACTTCGTGAAATTCAACCACTTATCAAACGAGCTGAACAGCTAGGATATGAAAACATTGAGAACTTGAAAACAAAGACAAAAAAAGAAATCTTTGATATCATGACAATTTGGAAAGCACAGCAAGAAGCGAAAAAAGGAGAATAATTAAATGGCAATTATCACAGTTACAACGCAAGTAAACGAAAAAAACACACGTACAGTAAGCACAGCAAAAGGCGATAAGAAAATTATTTCAGTTCCTTTGTTTGAAAAAGAAAAGGGTTCTAACGTAAAAGTTGCTTACGGTTCAGCGTTCTTGCCTGACTTCATTCAATTAGGTGACGTCGTAACGATCAGCGGTCGCGTACAAGCTAAGGAATCAGGCGAATACGTAAATTACAACTTTGTTTTCCCAACAGTTGAAAAAGTATTTATCTCTAATGATAGTCAAGCACAAGCTAAGCAAGACTTATTTGGTGGTTCTGAACCGATTGAAGTTAATGAATCGGAACTACCTTTCTAGAAAGTAGGTTACATGTACACAGCGGAAGAGAGAGAGCAAATTATCGACATCGTGGATAAGATGAGCTTACTTAAACAAGACTTTGACGGAGCTTTCACTTGGATCAAGGAAAATGTATCAATGCCATTTGACTTTGACGGAGAACAGCAATTCATATCAGACTTGAAACAGTTAGTTAAAATTAACGCTTTGAAGTTTGGTAAAATATATGAAGGAGTATTAAATTGACAACACTACGAGAATTACACAAAAAACTTAAAATCAAACAAACACTTGATAACTACGTAAGAAACACAAATAAAAAATACAAGCATAATTTTGTAGCTGATGAAATTCTTGGCGAGGGAATGGCTAAACTGATTGAGCTTAATACACAAGGCAAACTTGGAAGACATGCACAGCAAATTGCTTACATCAACCATAACTTGAGCTTGCAGCGACAAAAGGAACAACTGGAACAAGCTAACGAACGACTTGCTAAACGTGCTGAGAAAGCCCAAAAATTGCTTGACACGGAACTTCTGAAAGATAGTTACATCGAAACACTCGAAATGTTTAGTAAATACCATTCAGCAAAATATAATATGTGGGACGAACCAGAAACTCCAACTAAAGTGATTGAGTTCATGGAAAAGAACGGTGTGAAGCAAGGTAAATGGCTACGTCATGAAGGAGTTGACGCTTGGTTTAAGGAACGAATCATCTGGTTCAAAAATAAATTGAAAGAAAAATAACATCATATAAGACTTTAGGCTTTGCAGCTTAGAGTTTTTTTTGTTATAATCAATATATAAAGTTAAGAAAGAGAGTTACAACAATGGAATTAAAACAATGCGTAACCTGTGGGGCTTCAAGTTTCACTAATGGTAAATGTGATTATTGTGGCAATCATTATGAAACGGAAACTATTTTTGAGGAGCAAAAAGAACAAGAAACAACTTATACAGAACTTAGGTTTCAAGAAACTCATGCTGGTAAATTAATACTTAAAATCATGATCTATACTTTAGTATCTATTATTTGGTTTGCTGTAACTGTATTTATTCCACCGCTATTTATAATAACAATTATTTTATTAGTGGTTTATCGTGCTTTTCGCTTGATAATTAAAAAGAAATAGCTTATAATAGTATATAATTAAACTAGAAAGGTGACAATGAAAAGAAAATATTTTAATGATAAAAGATATTGCCATTGCTTCGATATTCCAACGAGTGACGGTTTAGGAGTTTGCAAAGGTTGTAGAGGATATAGAAACATCTGTTATAGTTGCGATCGCTGTTTACATTGTTGGTATGCATCGCAGGTTGAACTATTTACCGAATACAATGAACCTAAGTTGCTAGAACTTATAGAAAAATGGAATAAATTTTACCAAATTAGAAAGACAAGGAATAGTGCTTAATTTAGACGAGAAGAAAATCAGAAAAGGTAGACCGATTGGACTACCGTACCAAGGGAGCAAGAAAAAGATAAGCAAGAAGATTATTGAAATTATCAAACAAAACTTTGGCACAGATAAGCCGATATACGACATCTTCGGAGGTGGTGGAGCAATTACAGCCGAATGTGTTTTAAATGGCTTAGAAGTGCATTATAATGACTTGGACAAGGATATAACCAACGCATTTGAACGAGTTATATCACAAGACCGTGAGTGGATAAAAACTCTTATTGTTTCACGTACGGAGTTTTTAGAGATTGAAGCGAAAGAAAACAAGACGACAGATGATTTTTTGAAGTTGCTAGTAAACTCTTTTGGTAATAATAAGTTGCGATATTTATACAACAAAGAAAAATCAGATTTGAAATATAATCTAGCTAAAGAAATTATCGAAAAGCATGACGTTTTTAGTGGTTATAAACAGACCGAAACATATAAGAGATCGATTGAAAAGTACAAACAACTTGAACAACTTCAAAAACTTAAACAACTTGAACAACTTCAACAACTTCAACAACTTGAACGACTCCAGCAATTAAATAAAATAAAAGCAACGAATAAAAGTTATCATGATTTTAGCGAAGTTTCTGGAGCTATATTATATCTTGATCCTCCTTATGAGGGTAGTTACCAAGAAAGTTATATCAATTCATTTGATAGTCAAGAGTTTTATAACTGGGCATTTGAAATAGCTAAGGCCAATATCGTGATAATTTCAAGTTATTCAATTTCAGATGAACGTTTTGAAGTTGTATATTCTTTTGATAAAGCACGTAGCACCATTCAAGGCGGAACAAGAAATGATAAATGTGAGAAATTATTTATGGTTAAGGGAGTTAATATTTGACAAAGTAAAAGCAATTTGATAGAATGTAGTTATAAATAGAGGAGGACAAAATGAAAGATACAGTAAAAACTTTAATGATAGCTGCAGGTGTCGGCTTTACACTTATCGCTATCACTTGGATAGGTATGCTTGCGACGTTGCTTATTGCATGGCTTGGAGGTAACATCTAATGAATTTTAAAGAAAATAAGCACTATGTCAACGAATACGGTGTAGAACTTAACGAATACTTGAAACATAATTTTAACTACGAAGAGCTTGTGGGCTGGAATACAATGCAGGTATTGAAGTATCTAGTGAGAGCTGGCAAGAAAGAGGGTGAAAGTTACGACAAAGACCGTAACAAGGCTTTAGACTATGCCAAAGAACTTGCTAACTTAAGTAACGAGAATGAGCTTACAGAATACACTACTGACGACATTATGGGCTTTATACAAGAACTAGCTGATGATTTTGAACGCTGGGAAGGAATAAAATAATTGATAATAAAGTTTATGCTTGACAGTATGAACTTTTTTTTATATAATAAATACATAGAGTTAAGAAAGGAGATTAAACAATGGCAACTCAAAAAGCTATAAAGGTAGTAGCTTATAACCCTATGACGGAAGAGGAACTACACTTTAGTGGTAAGGCTCAATGTGCTAATTATTTCGGACTTAAAGCTAATACAGTCATCAGATGGCTTGATAACGGTATGCCTGTAATTGAACTGTTGGTAGACCTAGATAGAAACCAAGTAGAGTTTGAAAAACAAAGTAAGCTAAATGGCTTTGAATTATTTACGATTAAGGAGTGGTTAGATTATGTGTAAGAAACGCAAATACACAAAAATGGGTGCTTTATATTCAATAGTAAATGCCCAGCATGTTAAAAAGAGCAAGAAAAACAAAAATGATAAAATACCGGTTAGATCTTATTACTGCAAGTGGTGCAATTTATATCACTTATCAAGTCAGCAAAGATTAAACATAAAGACAGGAGTAATTGGATAATGAAAGAGGCAATGAGATGATCTTACACAATTATACAAGCGAAATCAATAGTTCAAAATATCCACGGTCAACAGCACGAAAGATTGCGAATGACCTGAACAAGAATGACCCTTTTAATAATTATCTAGTGAGCCTTGAGTTTGGCTCTAAAAGGTATATTGTTGAAAAATTTGAAATCAAAGGAATGAATAGATGAAACGTTTTTACGTAGAGGAAGATGACAATGGTAAAGAAATTAAGCGAAAACTCACAACTTTTGCTAACGATGATTTAACACAGCTATCAGATGATGAACTAGAGACAATCTATTATGAATCATCAGCTCAATTTTTAGCTAAAGCAATGCACTTTATGAAGATTGAGAACGAACTATTTTCAAGAAAGAATGTAACTGTAAGTGATGAAATTCTAATAAATGCTGGCAATAATATTATTGAAGCAATTAATCAGGTAAGCAATTAAGCAACAAAAAGGAGAAGAAAAAGAAAAACAGCTATAAAGCTGTCTTTTTTTTAGTTTACTTTTCCATACTCTGCTTCAAATTCCTTTTGATACATAACTGTTTCTGGTAACTTGATTGCTCCAAATTTACCTTGGAAACCGCCAAGCATACGAGTTGTTTTAATATGTCGTGCTGATACTCCGTTGCATACATACCAATTCTTTGTGTCCTTGCAATTAATTAAAAACATTTCAATTTCTCCGCTTTCTGTTGTGTTATTGTTAGAGCCCCCAGTTTGTCCTGTAAGGCGTTTATTTAGTTCTGCGATAAAGTATGAGCGACAACTCTCTACCGTGCCACCATGTACCTCTACGGAACGTCTAGGGCATGAAGTAGATGATAACTCTTGATGCAGCTTCACAGTATCACGATTAGGAGTTAAGCCCCATTGTTTCATGTACTTGGCTACATCATCTAGTACCGCCTGTTCATTCCTCAAGAACTGGTTTAAATCGCCCTCTGATTGGCATACTTCCCAACTGGCATAATTTGCATTACCGTATGAGTTAGCACAATGCCATGCCATGTTAGAGAAGTCCGAAGCCTGCAATCTTCCGTCATTTCCAATATAAACATGAGCAAAGCCATTTTCAGGGTTATGATTAGGTAACCAGTTGTTGTAGAAGCCAACGTTAGCGCCATTTGAACCGGCGTCATTGTGAATTACAACCCCAGTAGGGTTATGCCCACGAACACCAGCATTAGTTATATTCATTCTTTTTTATCCTCCGTTTGTTCTGCTTCTGCTTCCGGAATATTTACACCGTTCTTTTTAATGAGTTTAACCAAACCGTCAAACATAGGGCTGATTTTTGCGATTAAATAAACAAACTGTCCTACAAAGTACAATAAACCTACATTAATCACGGTTTTGGCGATATCAGAAGTTGAGGGTGTTTGTGTAAAGTAAAATACTGCATACAAAACCCATAGCGCGAAGACAACCGTTAAATCAATTACAAGTCTATGTTTAAAAGGTGGGTTCATTGCTTCTCTATCTTTTACCCACGTAGCGAAAAAAATCGCTAAAATCAAGACAGTTATTAAAATCATTTTCGTTACCATTTTTTTGTTTGCTTTCTAAATTATATTTATCAATATTCCAATACGTGTTGTAGTGCGAATTGTTTTGAAGATGTGTTATTGTTTACCCCATGACCTGTGATTTTATTCCCTTGCAAATATGCAAATTTAGTTGCAACACCGCCAGTAGAGTTAGCAAGAGCGAAAGAATGTCCTACATCAGCTAACTGTACTGATTCTTTAGGAATAAAGAACCACTGATTAAGTGAGTTTTTTGTATTTCCGTTCATATGTGATTTAAACTCTGTGAAGTGAAGAACCCAACCATTAGCACAGTCTGATATATTTTTGGAAACATTGACAACGTCTCCGTCAAGTAACAACGAAGCCCCAGAAAAAAGAATTCTTTTCGCTGGAGTTTTTAAGTTTCCAGTAAACTCTAAATCTTTTGTTCTAATTTTGCTAGAAGTTAAATCTCCTACGGTTGTTTTTTGGTCAGGTGTTACACGGTTCGTCACTCCTAAACCATTAGTTGTAATGATGTCTACAACACGTTTATAAACCCCAGAAGCATTATTCAAGTCAATTGTATTACTGTTATCTGCTGTTTCGCAAGATACGCTAACCGGTGCTGTCGTTTTCGTCAAATCGATATTAATGTGAATATAGTTTAACGAGTCAGCCTTAAGGGCTACGGTCTCATTAATCAATTCAAAGTAACGACCAGCAACAATGAAAGAAGTATTAACATATTGAACATTTAAGGCTGTATTAACAGGAGAACTCCAGTCAGTACGCCTGAACGTTGTGTAGTCCATTCCTGATAACATCATGTAGAGTTTAGCGTCATTATTTGAACCTACTGGAAACTCTGTACCATTTGGACTAAAGAATGTAAAGTTTTTGATTGTCATTTTTTTACCTTTCTTGAAATTATCTCCGCTTTATCTAAAACTGGGTTATCAGTAATTGAAAGTTCTAATAGTCTAAATTTTCTACCGCCATACGGATAACCACCAATTGATACAAATTGACCAACTTCATACAAGAGCGTAGTTTCAATTCTAAGCGTCCTTTTGCTATTATAGTATACTTTACCTGACAATAGTTCTGAGTGGTCTTTACGAAGCTCTCTATGCCCTTTAAAGCTATCTATTCTATATTTGTCGCCATAAGTGGCTACGTACTCATATAACATTCGGTTTGTTTCCACTTTCTACAAAAATAAGTCTATCATTGAACTCTGTTTTGACTCTATCTGCTATGTAACCTGAATACAGTTTACCTTCATACCATATATCTACTAAGTCATTAACATATAAAGGCAATAGTTCATTTTGATTAAAGAATAACCTTGTGACTATCGTAGAGGGAGAAATTTCAGCCTTAATAGTAGACATATCAGGAGGGTTTCCGTGGTCATCTCTGTCATAAAATAATGTTTTTGCTGTCCTTACATCTGGCAAGTCTGTTCCGTCTCCATGATAAGTGCTATAATCAATGACATCGCCGTTATTTTTGGCTGTATACATTTTAGGAGGGTCTGTATAGTCATCTGTTGCCTTATTCTTAATGAATACAACAGCAAAATTATAAGCCGAACGTTCTACTATTGTTTCCGTGTCCATTGCTACATTTTGCTTAATATCTACCCTTGTTGTGATTCTTTTTCTATTCCAGTTCCTTGAAGCAAAATTAATAAATAACAAGTTCCTGGGGTCTGTTTCAGATGAAGCATGCTGAATGGTTGTAGTTGGTTGAAATTGAACCTTGGAAAATATCCTTTTTGCTACGTCAGTAGCTGATGAAGTTTCTGCTTTACGGTTGATTGTAGCCTTTCCAGCAAAGATACTTGAATTAAGGAAGTAGCCATAACTCATTAAATCATTCTTATTAGGGTCAATCAAATAGTCAATGATAGCGGAGTTTGTCCTTTTAGTTATTGCATTAGGAACATCTAGGCCTTCAATCATTGCCCAAAAATAGTTCTTTAACGTGGCTTTGTTACTTTCATCTACACTCGTAACAAAATAGACCATATCTAAGTTTAACTTTTTCTTTTGACCTAGAGCTTCCTCAATTGGAATAACTTCAGGAAAAAGAATTTGAACAATATCCCCAACTTCTACCGAAACGGTCAATGTAGCCGATGAAGTATAAAGGTAACCAGTTTCCCATAACTCATAGTTAATGACTTGGCATCTTGCTTTTGGTATAGGTAGACCTCTTTTAACTTTTTTACCATTTTTAAGGCTAAAATCAGATATATTGTAGTAGTTAGGGTTAAAGTTATCATAAACATTAGCTTCTAACATTAAACGAAGTCCGCCTTTCTCTTGATTTTAAACTCTGCCTTGGTTAGATTGACTAACTCCATTTGACCTTGTTTGATTATACGTGTTCTATATCGTTCAAAGTCCATTACAGGAAATAAATTTAATGAAGTTGTTCCCTTCCAACCTTGATAAATTTCGTCATTTACATCTGTATTGATTAAAATATAATTCTGTACCTGTTCCGTCTTAAATACAATTGCTGTATATTCGTTTCCATTATCGTCTAAAAACCTAATGCCAGCAGGTATTTTAGGGAGATGTGGATATAGTATTCCTACAAAACTAAATATTTCTTCTTTTATATCCCAACGGCTTAATCGTTCTATATTTGTTTCTCCGTAATAAGTGTAAGAAGTCCCTTTGATGTATTTATAGTTTCCCGGTGCTGTTCCACCATAAATTTTAGATTTACCAGCAATAACTTGACCATTTTGAGTCTTTTCAAGAGTTAAGTTTTCGTAAGTGTACCACTTTGTGATTATGTCGAACGTTATCTTTTCGCTGAAAGTACCATTTTTACCGTAACCCTCTGTTTTAGTAACTTCTGCTAAAGCTAAATCAGCATATACCTGAAAAACCTCTGTTTGATATTCAAGTGTAACGAACTTTTGGTTAAGAATATCGTTTATGAAGTCTTTCATTAATTGATAGTTCTCTTTCAAACTTTTGCCAAACGTTTCTAGTTTGAACTCTATTTGAGGTTGAGTGATTGAGCGTGTTCCCATTACTCCAACGCCGTTACTTTGCCAAATATTATTGGTTGATTGTAGCCCTAAATTAGAGGGCTGATAAAATCTAACTTTTCCATTTGTAACGTCCCAAACTTTATCATTTGTTCCGTCTAAATTGGTATGTATTTTGTACTGTCTTACCATTAAGCCCTCCCTAGTTCAAATTCTCGTCTGATTGCTCGTGCTAAGTTAGAAACATCTTGACCAGCACCGCCTTGTACGTTGAATGTGTTATATGTTCTATTGTCGCTTGATACGCTGTTCGTACTCAAACTGTAACCGCTAGAAGATAAATTAACATCTGTTAAGCCTACTACCATAGAGCCTTTGAATAGTCCGCCAAGTTTTCCAGCAATACCATTAATAGCTCCTGATATATTATTGATTGTACTTGTTACGCCACCAAGAACGCTATTTATCGTGCTACTGATTCCTCCGAATATTCCACTAAAGAAACCGCCAATACCACTAAATGCTCCTGTTATTGCATTGTAAGCATTAACGGCGAACTGACCAAAGGCACTGAACGCTCCACTAACTACACTTCTAGCACCATTGAAAACTCCACTAAAGAAGCTGCCAACTCCACTAAATACACCTGAAATTGCTCCCCAAGCGCTTGAAGCGAACCCACCAAAAGCGCTGAACACTCCACTAACAATGCTACGAACAGAGTTGAATATGCCACTAAAGAAGCCTGAAGCTGCACTCCATATTGAGCGAACTACTCCCCAAGAGCTAGAAGCAAAACTTCCAATTGCGTAGAATACTGACGAAACTACTGAACTAACAGCGTTAAACATTCCACCAAAGAAACCTGATAGGCCTTTCCATGCGCCAATGACTAATTGGTAAGCACCGCGAATAATAGCCAAGATAAGTTGAAAAGCTACATTGATAATTGATCCTATTAGGTTAAACATAGATTGATAAAAACTTATTAACGGTTGGAAAGTTGTAACAAACCAGTTATAAGCGCCTGTTACTGCACTAGCTATTGTAGTGAAAGCGGAAGCTACAATTGTGACTATCCCGTTCCATAAACCACTAAAAAACTCTGTTATTCCGTTCCATATGGTTTTTGTACCCTCGACTGTGGAAGTCCATAACTCACCAAACCAAGCACCTAAACCAGTAAAGAACTGTTTAATAGCTTCAATTGACTGCAATAAGAAGTCTACAAAACTCTGCCACACTTTTTTCCCTGTTTCTGTTTGAGTGAAGAAATAAACTAAACCAGTAACAATGGCTGCGATCGCTATACCAAGAGCTACGAATGGGTTTATAGCCATAACAGCATTGAAAGCTGCCATTACACCCGTTCCTGCTTGAATTACTGTCTGTAACTTCTTGAAAATACCAATAGCACTAACTATTCCAGAACCGATTTTAAAAGCTACAAAACCTGCTGTTAAGGCTGCTAAAGACCATTTTAAAGTATCGATTGCTACTTTACTCTCACTAAATTTCTTTGCAAAATCAGCGATTTTCTTTATGACGTCGGCTAAAACTTTTGCCAAATTAGCAATAGCTTTACTTACGCTCTCCACAGAGCCTGCACTTTTGCCAGTTTTTGAATCTACACCAGCAAATGATTCTATTAGTTGTCCGATTATACTTAAAACTGAACCAAAAGTTGATCTTAAACCGTCCCAAATTTTAGAGAAAGAACTTAAAGCGCCATTCTTTTCTAACGCTCCCCACAGTTCTTTGACATACTTAACAATGCTATCAATGGCTTTACCAGCACCTTTACCCCACTCACCCATTTTATCAATTATAGCATCGATAACAGGAGTTAAAGCCTCAAGTGTAGGAAGCAATGCTTGCGACATATCTTCATTAAAACCAGCCCAAGTATCCCTTATAGTCTTTGCAGCACCGCTTGAACCGTCTGCTGTTTTTTGCATAGCCTTATCAAGCATATCCATTGAGACAGCACCAGCCGAAACAGCTTCATTAAATGAACCATATTGCTGTAATGAGGGGTTCATTTTCATAATAGTGTCCTTTAAAGAAGCACCAAGAGCGGTATTGTTATCAGTTAGTTGCCCAATATTTTCAGCAGTAACCTTGCCAGAAGCTGCCATTTGACCATAAGCCTGTGCGACACCTTTAAGGTCTTTCCCAGTACCACCAAACGCTTGGTTAGCTTTTACTAATGCTTCCGTCTTACTAACTGCTGACTTAGCACTATCACCTAAACCGATAAATGTTGTTGAAAGTTTTAAAGTATCTTCACTATTTGCGTTTGTATCTCTAGCGAGTTTCTGCATAGAATTGCTTACATAGTCAAAATCTTTTCCACTGCCTTTGAATTTCATCGTGTTCTTTAAGGCAATCATGGCTGTCTGGGTGTCCATTGCGTCAGATATCCAGCCCCTTAAACCATTGCCAACAGCACTAACAGCACTTGCACCGATTTGCCTAAATGCACCAACAGCAAACTCTCTAAGACCGCTAAAGCGTGACTTCATTCCGTCAATTCCGCTATTTACACCCTTGGTGTCCATTTTAGCATCAATATGCCAAGAACCTGATTTAATAGCACCCTCGACTTGCTTTATTTCGCCCTCTAGCCTGTTAGCTTGCGTTTCTGCTGTGCCTAAAGCTCTGGTAAGTTGTAGCCATTTCTTTTGACCTGATGACGTACTTTTGTCAACATTAGAAAGTTCTTCTTTTAATTTTGTTGCTTTGTCACGTGATAAGCCCAACTGCGTTTGTAAGTTCTTTTGCAATTGCGCCATTTTCCCGGTATTTGTGGGGTCAAGTTTTAGAGCGTCTCTTAAGTTTTTAGCTTCTCCTCTAAGCCCTGACATTGCGGTATTAACGCCTTTAAGTGAGTTCTCGAATTTCGTGGTATTACCGTATATCTCGACCTCAAATGTTGCATTACTTGCCATTACATACCCTTTCTTTTACGCCTTTTCTCTTTTTCTTTTTCCTCTTTCTTCTTCTCTGCAATAAGTTCGATTAATTTATAAACAAGTTCTAGTTCCATTTCCATGAACTGCGTTATATCAATTTCGTTATTGCCTAAAACAGTCAAAAGTTCTAAAGTTTTATTTCCCTTTACAGTATCTTTCTTCTTCTTAATCAATGGACTAGAAGAAAAGAAGACCATATCGTCTTCCGTTTCCTCTTCTTCTTTAATAAAAACAGTCTTACAGAAGATATTGATTAACTCATTAGTTGTAGGAAGCTCTGTTTTGTCGTCTAAGGCGTTTTGCAGTCCTCCGTTACAATCTACCCAAAGTATCAACAACTTGTCTGTAAAGCTCTCCATTTGCTCCGTAAAGTCATCAGGAATATAACCAGCGACAAAAGATTTCTGTAGGTCTGCAAAGTCTTTTAAATCTGTAATAAAGTCCGAACCAGTTAGTTCTAAGTATCTAATTGCATGTTTTAAAATCATTTACAGTCCTTTCAGCTCATTAAATTTCTTTCTGCCACAGTTCGACGAGTTCTTTAAGACCTTTACCGTCAGTATCGAACTCAAAGCTAGTACGAAAGTCTGCAAAGTCGCTTTTAGCTTTTACAATGTTATCTTGAAAAAGAGCCAAGTATAAACCATATTGAACGAACTCCATCACATCAGTAATTTCTCCGTCTTCTTTTTTAAGTTCTGTATCCATTGCCTTTTGTTGTTGAAAAAGGTCTTTACCTGTAATCATTTTAAATTTACGTGCTGTGCTTAATTGTTTTGCCATTTTATATATATTCCTTTATTTATTCTACTATTTTTTTCCAAGTATATTTTCCTGGGTCTGTACTTTGTGTGTTAGAGTCATTATCAGTGTATGTTCCGATATAGCTTGGATAATCTTCGGGCGTTACTTCACTAAACGAAGGCATCCAAGGAGTAGCAATTGGACCCTCTTCCCACTTATGACCAGCAGTCCATAAAGTTGTACCTGCATTTGGAGCATTTATTTCATATCTAGGGTTAACAGTGTCACCAGCTTTCAAGTTTACTGTGAAGGAATCTCTTTGCCAATCAAATGAATCGTCAAGTTTTTTATCCTTTACTAAAGTATTTGATCCCCCACCATTTACGGAAACGTATCTATACATATTTGACTTACCGCCAGACCCTTTTACATCAGCTGAGAACGTATATGTTCCGTCTTTAGGTGCAGTAAATGTTTTATGAATACCATTCCATTGAGCGGTTGTTTTCTTAACAGTTCGCCCTTCATGCGTTCCGTCATTTTGCCAACTACCTGCATTAGCCCAATTTCCGCTGAAATCTCTAGTACCGTCTAACAAGTTCAAGTTAGGATAAACGGTCGTGAATCTATCTCTTCCATCTTTGCTATATGCAAAGGCTACGTGGTAAGCCCCGTCGGGCACACTAGGGTTTGTCAGTTACAGCAACGCCTACCGAAACATCTGGATAGCCTTCAGCAGAGAATGTAACGATATAAACGCCAGGAGCAAGTTCGTTGTTTCTTACAATATTTCCTTTTACATCTTTAATTACCGCTGTTACTTTTACATCTTGCCCTTTAGAGTTTTTCAAGAAAGCTGGTAAAACAATTGTTCCGTCATTACGCCCTTTGGTTTTCGTTTGAACATTTGGAATAACTGGAGGAATTAACGTAACAGCACCAGCAAGTTCCGTATCAGGTTGCATGATGAACAGTCCACTTTCCATTTTCTTTACAAAATCTTTTGCTTGTTCTCCCCAAATTTCGTATTCAATAGCAGGAACTTTTTTATCGCCATTCAAATAAATATCTGAATCAGTTGCTTGTACTGCTAAAGTCCATTGGATAGGGTCTACACCGTCTACTGAATCTGTTTCTGATTCTTTTGTAGCTTCTGATGTTGGTCTCAAATTTGGATAAACGACTACACGATAACCGTCAATAAATTCTCCTGTAACTTTATCACGCTTGCGACCTTTAATAAGGTACTGAACGCATTTAGTTTTCCAATTACCAGTAGGAGACCAACCTAAGCCATTTGCTGTTCGTTGTTGACCTAAGATATCCTCTTTAAGTGCTTGGTCTGTTTGAATAAATACCATTTCACCTTGAAGCAAGGTAGCACCTTTTTTTACTCCATGGTCTGGCACGTCATCAGCTGGAAAGCTTTTAGTTTCCGCTTGGTCTTCCATTTCGCTAACTGATACCAAACCAGTTACAATTTTATGGTTAGTGAAAACTGGTTTTCCGTTACTTCCCTTGGCCATATCGGCTACGATTAGAGCTTCATTACCAAAGAAAATCTCACGTGAGTTATAATCTAATTTCATTTTCTATTTTCCTTTTTATTTTTTTAGTAGATATAAAGTCTACTAAGTTAAGTTAAACGCGTTATTCATAAAAGTGATGTTAAAAGCACCTTTAATATAAAGTAAATTCGGCTACGTTTGATAGACTTTTATCAGTTGCACTACTTGAGCCAATAAATAAGCGTCGTTTTACCGGATCAATAAGTGTAATTTCTGGTTCTAAAGGAATGACCCTATTTTCATCATCAGTCGTTTCTGCATTATACATGTCTACGACTTTAAATCTACCGTTATCAAGTAGGCGTAATTGATAAGCTTTTGGTTCATGCATAGATACGCCTAAATATAAATCTCCGTTAAACGCCATTCCTTGAGGCTGATTATCCCCTAAAATGTCACCAGTATAAGACGCAATTACTTGAGCAGTGCCATTGTAATCATCACTGCTTTTGCCACTTACGAAACTACCCCAATGTTTGTTATCAGACTTATCAGTAGTTTTATCAGATAAATCATTGTTGCCAAGACCTAGTAAAATTTTTAAAATTACAACTTGTTTTCTGCCAGTAGTATAAGAATAATAAACAGTCTTTTTATCAACGCCAAAACATGCAGAACCATCACCAGGAAGTCGCTTGCCACCTTCTTTAAATATAATCTGAGTGTTTGCATGATCATTTACTCTTAACTCAGTCTTTTCGTTATCTGGGTTTTTATATAAATTAATCTCTGGTGGATATGCACTACCATTAAAGACAAGTAATGCATTATCGCGATAATCAACGCCGTTAGCATGTCCAAGATTGTGCTTAATTACCCCAATCTCTTTAAAACTTGTGGGATCGATCCTGTGGATGTAATCTGTTGACCTATGGTCTGGCGATGACCCACCAAATAACCAATATTCGTTACCTACTTTTGCCCCATCTTGACCAATATATGGTTTATATCTATTAATTGGAAACTTCACTGGGAAACTATCACTTGTTGGCCAACTAGTCGTTCCAACTGATCTTGCATCTAAACCACTAGATGCACGAGGTTGCCATTTTGCGTCGGAAGAACTAATGGTTGCACTTTTCCCTCCGGACAATACCTGTTCATAAATAGGGTCAGTGCCATCATTGAATGGTCTATATCCAGGTGGGATATCATACGAGATAGTTGGATCAATAACTGATTTGGTTTCTGTAGTAAGTGTAACTGTATTTCCTGTTCTTACAAAGGTATGCTTGATTGTTGATGATTCAATTTTTCTAGAAACAATTTTAGAAGAAAACGAGCCACTGACAGATATACTTTCAATTGATTCGTCACCTAATTTATGGACAAAAAGAGATGATAAATCTGTATCTGCAATGGGAAACCAAGTAAAGTCAGTTGGAACTTTATTAATTTTAAGGGTATTACTATAGCCAATATACTTTGGCCAGTCAGCAGTTGTTACTTCGCTAGATGAGGGCATCCAAGGAGTAGCAGTTGAACCTTGTTCTAGTTTTGGCTTTCTAACTCTAATCGTGAAACTACCTTCACTAGGGCCGGTAAATTTAGCCATGATGGCTGCTTGCGTACCAACAGCAGGGTTTTCATACGGAGGTATCGTTGAAGTTTGTGTTATTCTTATCCATTGGTTCAGCATTTTGCTAGGGTTTTTAGGTAAATCAATAGTACATATATGCTTCCATGAGTCTATTCCTCCACCAGAAGTATACCTCTGACCGATCCAAAGTCCACTAATGGTTGTTCCAGCAGGAGCGTTCCAACTTGTGAACATAACATCCATACTCATCGTATATTTATCGTTGGGTTTATAATCTCTAGGCTTAATAGAGAAACCATCTCTTAAGCTTTTAGCAAACCATGTATTAGTTCCCTTTATTGTAACTTCTCCATAGCCGTTTTCTACTTTGTCGAAACTTTTAAAGAACCCATCTTTGGTTTTGGCTGAACTATTAACTAACAAATTCAAATTCGGATAAACAGTTGTGAAACCGTCCGTACCGTCTGCGCTATTAGCGTATGCTGTTGTATTTATAACTCCGTCACTTGTTGAAGTACCTCCATTTGCAATAGGAAGCACACCTGAAACTCCAATATCAGTTGCGTCAGCAGTCCCGTCAAAGTTTTGAAACGCTGAGGCTTGAAGATTTACTCCAAGTTTTCTAGCTGTTTCCAGTTTGCTTGCACTGACCGCATTGCCATTAAGTGGTAAACTGTTCGCTTGTGCTTCGGTAGCCTTTGCCATTGCATTTTTGGCTTCAGTTTCAGCTTGTTTTGCTGTTTCTTGAATAGTCGTTACATTTTTATTTGTGATTGATAACTCTGATTGTTCAGCTTTTGTTGAAATTGCAACACCTTGTTTATCAACAGTAGCCTGTAAGTTGTCTAAATCAGTTTGATTGGCTTTAAGTTCAATATTGCTCTTATTTGAATCAGTTTGAGCATGTAAATCATTCAACTCACTATGCAGTACTTGTGGCATATTTTCCAATAATAATTTCGTAAAATCATCAATCTTATTATTTACTTCTTGAGCTAAATCAGAAACAGTAGAACTATCTGATATAAATGTAAGATTCTTGCTGACAATGGCTTGATCTTTGTCTTTATTGAGAAGTATTAAGTTCGCTTCAATAACTCCTGGCGCTGTCATTTCGGTAGGAATTACCAAAACAAACTCTCCCTTAATTAAGTCCTTAGGAGGTACAACAATAAAGCCTGAATTGCTATCGTTAGTATATTGATATGTAAGTTTTAATGAATGACCAGTTAAATCAATTTCAGTTCCGTTATCAACTATTTTAATTAATAACGTTCTAGCATTGACATCGCCTTGCATTATTTGTATTGGCTGGGGAAGGTCTTTGTTGACTGTGTCCCACAAAATCGTTCTATTTCTAAAATTATCTAAACTCATTTAAAAATACCATCATTGTTAATTTCAATCAAATGTAATTAAGTCACTTTCTACTTTTATAATTTCATTGAATTAGCATAATTAGCGCCTTTTTTCAATGTTGTTTTAACGTCTTGCATACCATTTTTTTCAACTAAGAAATACATACCATGATAACCGCTAGTGTAATTAGCCCTAGTTCCTGCATTTACTACTATTTTATCGCCTTTTTTAACTTGCTTTAAGTTACTTGACAATTGCCCAGTATTTTGATATCTGGCATAAGTATAGGTATGACCATGGCTTCTGATTAATCTAGTCCTTCGGGCTGCAGCATTAGCTTTTGCCTTAAACTCTGCTTCAAACCAATCGCCCATGCGTTCCGTTACTTTAGTTTGCATTTCTTTAGCTATGCTTGCTGTATTAAGTAAATTCATTGCCATGGTTGACCACCTGCACCACAAGGCAAATAAACCGTTCCGGTATAATTGTACAAATGGCTATTCTCTGACCAGTTCGTCATATTCCAACCGTCTCGTAAAACATCTCCGACTAGTCCTACAAGTTCATCGTCAACATCTTTAACAGATAAAACAACTTGATAATAGTAACCCATGACAAAGCTCGTATTATCCATTTTAAGCACCTTTGAGTCACTAAGTGACAAATATACCGTCTTGTCTTCTATCGTGTCCTTAACGCCTAAAATAACGTCATTTAGAGGCATTGTAAGTAAATTGTTGTACCAATCTATATAAGAATCAAATTCGCTCATAGTCCGTTGCTCACGACTCCCTCTAAAATCACCTTATTATTCTTAGGGTCTCTTTCCCATGTTGTCCGCTTGAAAGTATCGCCTTTTTCGTCCAAGAAATAGTTGAAAATCAAGTCTTCCATTTCTCCGATTCCGTTAAGCTCGTATCTTACGTTTTTACCTAGCCCAATCATAGAAAACTCATCAAGCCTTGTCTGACTAATTCTCTGTTTGACTGCTGGTAAAACGATAGGCTTTATAACATTAGCTTCTGCACCGTTCTTCTTCTTAACAGTCGTCTCTACTTGCAATGTAACTTGCGAAAATATCATCAAATACCTCCATAATACATTAACTCTTGTAAAGAAGCCAAACGTTTCATTTCAGCATTTCGCCATTGTTCTGCTGGTTCATCAACAATATTAAGCCGACAATAACAAGAGATAAATTCTTTCACTAATACACTTGTTTCGTCA